CGACCGTGGCGCTCTTGCGGTGCAGGAGCGTATACATCCGGTCCGCGCCCGCCTCGATCGCCACGATGGAGTTGCCAGGGTGGATCAACCGGATGAGATAGAGCGCGTTCGCCATGATGCGCACGCCGGCGACCTCCATCACGCTCACCGAACCGCCGCCCTGGTTCTGGAAGACGGTCACGGGCAGCGCGGCGTTCTGTGGCGCCTCGCGGCGATAAACCCCGCCCGGACTCGCACCCATATAGACGGAATCGCCCTTGAGCGTCGTGGCGATCCACTTCTCGGCGGTGACGATGGTAGCCATATGGTTCTCCTTTATCGCACTGCCGCTGTTTGTGAAATGACTGTTGTGCGATTCGATGAACGTCATGCCGTGTAGCGCACTACACGCTCACATGCATGACGTTCATCGAAAAGGAGAACCATTACGCTAACTCGCTCTCGAGGTGCGACAGGCTGTTGATGAAGGGCTGCCGCTGACGTTCCACGGCGGGGATCATCGCCGGGTGCGCCGCCATGTACCGCGTGCCGTTCTCCTGGAAGACGGCGTACGGGACATCGCTCGTGACCGTGTAGTCACCGGACCCGATGCGCGTCGTGTGAATACTGTCGCGATAGTGCCCCGTGCGCACGTGGACGCCCGCCTTCCAGTCACGCTCGACCGCGGCCGCTGCCTCGGCGACGATCGGATCGACGGCCCCGGGGAGGCGGGCGGCGATCGCGGCAAAGTCGTTGCGAATGATCTCGACGCGCACGGGCATTAGGACGCCTTCTTCTTCGCGTTTGTCTCGGCCGGCGCATCCAGCGAGTCGGCGGGCTCTTCCACTGGCGTTCCGTCCTCGTTGGAGACCACGGTGTACCCGGCGTACGCCCCGTCCTTGCCGCGCTCGTAGTCCTCCGGCTGAACAGCGTATTGAGCTTTCGTTGTTTGATCCTCAATGATAATCATCTGCTCCGGCTGCTCCACTTAGATGACCTCCTTGCAGACGAGACGGAGGCTCGTCGCGTACGAAGCGATGATCGGGGTCAGGATTGACAGGATCTGCGTGCCGATGACGAGTCGCTGATCGAGTGAGATCACGGTACCGAGCGGCAGGGTTGCCATAAAGAGGATGCTCGTCTGTTGCACATCGGACACGACGATCTCCGCATCACGCTGCCGGAACGGCATGATGCTGCATGGCACCGTCGCGACGGTCGTCCACGCCATCATGCCGCCGCCGCCGCCATCATCTACCAGCGTGGGCGCTTGAATCTCGCCCGTCTGGATCATGGCGGCCGTGGCGTCACGCACCATCCAGTCGAGGTCAGCGGTCGGCGGCACGAAGCTCATCGCTACCTCCAACCGCTGACGGTCGCGTCGGGGCGGGTCATCGTGATCTGTTTCACCGCTTGCGTCGCCCGATATTTCGCCGCGAGGCCGGTCAGCGTCGCGATCCGCTCGTTACGGTTATAGACGTTCGTCTCCTGTGTCGTGCCGTATTCCAGTTTCAGTTGCGCGATCCACAGTTCGAGCAGATCACCCGCCGCCGCGTACAGATCGAACAGTTTGCCCGTGATGTAGACGGGTGGGGTTTGGCTCGTTGCGAACGTCCAGTGACCGCCGGAAAGGTCACTCGTCGCCGGCGTGATCGGCGCGAAGGTATTGGCGTACAGCTGGACGTCGCCTTCCCACCATTGCTGATCGAACGGCGCATAGTAGTCCAGCCATGCCGCGGCCTTGCCGGCGAAGAACGTCACTTGCTCCGTCAGCGGCTCCTGGAAAAAGTCGCTGCGCCGCTGATCGAGCGTGTCCTGGATCTCGTCATCGCTGAACGTTGGTGGCGTCGCGCGGTCGTCAACCAGCAGACGGACTCGGGCGATGATCTCCGCCAGCGTCGCGCGTGCCATCGTCTGCCCCTTCCTGCGCATCAGCGGGTGGCGGGACTTCCGTCGCTCCCTCCGCCATCAGTCGGGTATACGTCTCCGAGCCAACTTCCACGTGCCAGGTGCCGGTGCCCGTCTGGAGCCAGACGGTGTTGTCGCCCGAGTCCGGGATGGCGTCCTGCTCCGCCGCGGTGGTGGACTGCTCGTCAGCCTCGGGAGCGGGAGCAGCCCGCTCCGTTGTGTGCGTGGCCGACTCATCGTGCGTGGCGGCCTTTGGATTCTTACCCATTGCTCTCGTCTCCTATCGGGGATTCTCGGTGGTGCTTAGACGTTTGCCGCTACCTGTATTGCGGCGATGGTGCCCGTGATACCGGCGGCCAAATCGATAAAGATCCGCCCGCCCGTGCCGCCGTCCGTGCCGCCTGCCGCCTGGACGAAGCGTGCGGACTCCAACCCGCCGATATAGGCGGCGGACGATGCCGCCACCGTATACGTGAGGTCGCCGAGGTCTTTGCGGAATGCGGGCGGTCCGACGCCGGCCCTGACCGTGACGACCTTCGTCGCCGCTACCGTGTTGTTGACATAGATCTCAAGCCGACCCGAAAGCCCGCTCACATCGACGTAATGACCGTTGGCCGGATCAACCGCAGTCCCTGCGGGGGCGGCGATGCCGGTGTTGGCGAGCAGGTTCGTGATGGGGATTTGTGTCCGCGCCATGGGGCGTCGCTCCTTTGTGTTGCATCAACGTACCAACCGGAAGGGCGAACTACGTCGGGTTGGCGGTCAGCAGCGCCAGGGCGTTCGGGCGCAGGATCTTCGCGCCGTAGACAAACAACCCCTTGACCGCATCCGCGAACCGTCGTTCCGGCCGGAAGGCGTCCACCTCGACGACCTGCGATGCGAACGACCATGCCATCGGATGACCGGCGATGATCTTGTATTTCGTCGCTGTCGTGTTTGGCACCTGATTCGACTTGTAAATGTCGAAACCGGCCGCCCGCCCAATCGGCAGTGCTCCGGGTCCGCCGCCGTTATTCGGCTGGGTGATCGATTCACCGCGAAATCCGTTCAGCAACATCTCCAGCTGGCCGGGCGTGCCGTAGCCGACAAATCGGGCGTCCTTGAGCAGGTACGCCTCGAACCAGGGCGGGATCACCACGAAACGGCCTTCATCCGGCACGTCCTGGTTGTCAAGCAGGACACCCAGATCAACGAGGCGGTCATACGCCATCGTACCGGCCGCGGCCCAGGTGCCCGTGATCGGGGAAGCGTCAGAGCCGACTGAGTTGGTGGCGGAAATGTCCGTGTAGAGGCCAGCGCAGTAGGAGTCCGCCTTCCGGCGCAGGCCATAGCCCGCCCGCCGGATCGCTTCCTCCATCACCTTCGGCTGCTGTTGTGCCTGATCCACGCTATCGATCTGGAAGTTGAAGTAGCCGGACTGGTCGATGACAAGCATCACCTGTGCATCCGTCAGTGCTTCGGGGCTGTTGATGTCCGTGTTCTTCGAGTAGCTACTGACCGTGACATCACCGATCTGGTTGATGCGCACGGACGAGCCGTAGCCTTGGATTTGGCCTTCATAGTCCGTGTTCATCACACTGCGGTAGACGAGTGCGGTGTCCAGCGCACGCAGCAGCGTCCCCGCCCAGACGGAGGGGATAAAATTCTCAAGTGACATCGGGCTGTGCCTTTCTCGCGTCGCTTAGGCGGTCAGTGCCGCCCGCACGATTGCCGGGTCGAGTGCGGCGATCTCGTTGGCGGTCATGCCGCGCAGTTGTTCCTTGCTCAGTTGTCGGTCCCCGCGGCCGCTGGCACCATTGGCTGCCGCACCGCTTGACGCCGGCGGCACCACCAGTTTTGCAAGCACCTTCGCGTCCGCTTCCATCGCCTGCTCGTCGTCGCCTTGCAAGCGACTCGCAAGCGCTTCGGGGAGGTTGTGCTTCGCGGCAACGCGCATGCGCATCAGTTCCAGACGCACGGAATCGCGTTCCTTCACGGCCTCGTCGCGCTCACGCTTCGTTCGTTCCGCCTCGGTGAGCGAGGCGTCTTCCAGTTCCTTCAACTTGGCGGCGAGGGCATTGCCCTCACGGCGAGACTTCGCGGCCTCGTTGCGCAGTTGCTGGACATAGGCGGCATCGAACGTCTTCGGCTCCTGGCCGGTCGTCTCCGTCGTCTCGGTAGTTGTGGTGCCCGCCGGGGGCTGACCCGCACCGGTTTCCGGAACCGTGGGGGTCGTGGTGCTCTCATCCATGGTGCGTGTTACTCCTTCTCGGTTCACCCCCGCGTGCGTGGGGACGATGCGCTGCCGGTCATTGCGTCAGCAGTAGTCCGATAGCCAACGCGAACGCGCCGAGCGCCATCAGGCGGATGCGGCCCGTGTTGACTGCGGCGAGGTCAAGGATGAACGCCACCGCGAACACGATCGCGGCGAACAGGAAGGCGATACCAGCGCGAGTCACGGTCATGTGGTCCCTCCCGTTCCTGGTGGCGGCGTCTGCTGCTGCATCGCGTCCTGCATGTCTGCCATCCGTTGCATCCCGGCCTGCTTCTCCGTTGCCACCTTCGCCTGCTCAAGCGCGGGATCGTACCCAAGCTTCGTCGCGATCGTCTCCTTACTCACGATTCCCATCGCCGCGTGCGTCTGGAGCATCTGCGCTTCGGCTTGCGGGTCGGATGGCAGAATCTCCGGCCAGTGGATCACGACCTGATTCGCGTCACCGAAGCCCCCAAAGTCGAGGAGTCGGCGGTTGAGCTCTTCGAGCATGTCCCCGTACGTGCGTCGCTTCACCTGCGTGCGCTGCAAGAGCGGGCCATAGAGGATCTGCAACGCGAGGCCGGAGAGTTGGC